GGCCTCGGCCTGCATCTGCCGCCTGTAAAGCTCACGAGCCTGCCCAGACATTCCAAGAAGCTGGACCTCTTGCTCCATGCTCTTCAGAAGTTCTTTCGGCCCCTGCGCGGCCCGCTCGGCCTCAGCAGCAACCTTGGTGTAACCCAAGGCGCTCTCTGCAAGCAGGACCCCATGGTCAGCCTGCAGGATGTTGCCGGCAGAAAGCTCTCTATTTAGCTCGTCCACGCGCTGCAAGTGCTTTGCCATGGCCTCATCGAGGGGGCCGGACAATAGGCCTGCGGCTATCTGGGCCTCGCGCGAGAAACCGGCTTGTGCGTCAGTCTGCCGTTTGAGGTCGGCGGCAGCGTCTTTGGCGCCCTTCTCCCGTGCCGCACGGTCTATGTTTCCAGTAGGCTTATAGCCCGCGTTCCCCTTCAACGTATCGAGCCATGCCTTCGGCGCGGCGTCCTGGAATGGAAGATCTCCAGCTATGCGCTTCGTAATCTCGCGCTGAAGCGCGGCCTGTTCGGCCCGAAGGTCCGCAAGCTGCCTGTCGCGGGATTTCTTCTGCGCATCAGTAAACGGGATACCAAAGGAATTCGAGGTCCACCCCTCCATATCCCGACGGCGTTGGTTTACTCGTCCAAGTTGCTCATTCAGCGCGTCATACGAGGCGTTCGCTTTTGCACCACCAGAATCCAGGGCTCTAAGTTCCTGAGCGCGTGTGACAAAATTTCCCATCTGCACAAGAGCGCCCATCAACTCCGCGGTGATCCCCGCGATCCATCCGCTAAAAGTGGCGAAGCTCTGTCGAGTCTGATCCGAGGACAACGCCTCTGACAGCTCTCCGAAGGTCGGCAATACTTGTTCCGCAACGCTGTTCTTTATCCCCATCAATGCGAGGTCAGCCTGGACCGTCATGTCGCGAAGCTTCTTGGTTGACTCGACCATGTCGCCACCGATGATCGCGCCAGCGCTGTCAGCGGCCGCCCCCCAGCGATTGAATCCCTCCGCATTGTTGCGCAGCAACGGCGCAAGCAAAGCGGAATCGCTAGCGATAGCCTCCATGTAGAAGGTCATCTCCGTCTGAGACAGGTTGGCCCGTTCAAGGCTCTTGAAGTACAGACCAAGTGCATCGGGGCCGGATAGCTTTCGAAACTGCTCCGCAGTCACCCCAACGCGCGGCGCGATGTTCTCGAAGAAGTCGGCCATTGCGCCACCGCCCGTCTGAACAAAGTCTCCGATCTTGTCCTGAGTATCCTTGAGGATGTCTGCCAGCTTCTCGCTTGAAATCCCGACAGTGCTTGCACCCGCTGCCCAGCGCTGAAAGAACTCAGAGCTAGTCCCGGACAGGCTTGCCAGGCGGTCGTACTCGACACTGAGACGTGCGACGTCCTTGGTCCAGCCGACTACAGCTGAGGCACCCAAGCCGATGCCAGCAGAAATTGCCAGTCCGATGGCTGTCCCAGCCTTCCTGGCCGACGACTGCATCGCAGCCATTCGTTGGTCAAAGGTGCGAGCAGCTTTCCCTGAGTCCTTCTCGAAGGAACCGGTTTTCAGGAGCAGATCAACAGTCAGGGTATATAGAGACATTTTGGCTCCGCATAAAAAAGCCCCGCACTTGGCGGGGCTGAGGGATTGCAAGAATCGACACCTCCGGAACTAAGGTGCCTTTACGTACGAGCGGCATTGATCCAGAAGAGGTGCCAGGCCATCAAGGTTGAATTCCTTCACAATCTCGACATCATGGGGCCACTCATAAGCCCCCAAGAGCAATTGCTTACCGCCTGCTCGAATCTGGTTTGCCAGCATCTGGGCGCGGGCACCACTTAATCCTTCCCGCTCGACTATCGCCGGATGCCTATCTACACGAAAGGTAATTGGCCTACCGGGGAAATCCCCTCCAACTGCATTTGCAGAGAAGCCCTCTTTTGAGTGATAGAAAAACATCGGGAACGGCATGTCTGCACCGCGTGCCACAACATGACAAGATTTTGCGTCAGTCAACCTATCCACCTGCTCGCTAGCCGCCCAGTCAGTTGGTGGCGCTTGCAAAAATATGATGCCGAGACCTCGCGCGGAGCCAGCCTCAATAGCACCACTGCTCATTACATAAGCAGTGGTGCAATCTTCCATTAGCACTTCGCGAAAACCCCTAGAAGCTGCCCCGCCGATCTTTCCCTTCTTGCCTGAAAACTCTGAGAAGGGCAGCGATTTGTAATCGTTCACTTTTTCATGAAAGAGTTGAAATCCGTACTTTTCATGTACAGGGTCGGTTGAAAATTCGAACTCCAAACCCTCAAATTCTGGATAGGAGCAGTACTTGCCCGTATACGCCTCAGGCTTCTCGTACGGCGAACCGTCCGCGTTTCTCTTCCAAGACGGGACTAACAGATTTTCCTGACCAAGCGCAGACCCAGCGAAGAACACCAGCAACACGGACAACCCGACAAACCTGGACATACCACCCCCTGCTTTGTGAAACTTGATTGTGCCAGCCTGCCCCCAATACAGGCCATCTTGCCCTGCATTGGTACGGCTCACGCCGGCACCTCTTCAAACTCCAGCAAGCCCGCATAGTATTGCCCGCTGACGTTGTCGGCGGACCAGCCATTTACCGCAGTCCCGTAGATCGCTGACAACGCGGCAATAGCCGGATCTAAGGGCGCTGACTTGCTCTCCCTGTACCGCGGGACCACGCATCCCCGGCGGCCCTGCAGCAGCGCTGAGAAGATGCCGTCCCAATCCATGCCAGCCAGACTTCCGCCCCAAACCTGCACTGACGGCCGGGCCGACAGCTGCGCAGTGAGTCGCCTGTAGACGGCTCCCTCAACGCTATTGAGCTGCCCGCCTTTGGTGCGCGAGTGCAGGGTGGCGTCAGTCCGCGAGACATTCCAACCATCACTGATGCCAACCTCCAGCGCGCGGAACATCGCGATCTCCCCAACTTCAACAGCGGTCACCGCGGTGGTTATCTGCACTGCAACGGATGAAATGGCGGCGGTACCGGTTGGGAACAGCCAGGCGCAGACCGAACCATCAGGAAGCCGGACGGTCTGCCCGCTGGCGCCGGCGGCACTGACGGAGATCCCCGCAGGCAGGTTCAAACCCAGCAGGGCGATGATCCCCGGCACGATCGCGGATGCAAAGGTGATGTTGATGGACAGCGCACCGGTGCGGTTTATACGCGTCTTGCGGGTCGGCTTTCCGTCGAACATAGCGCGCCCTGCGTCTGCGGTGAGCCACGTTCCCCCCACCAGCGAGACCGACTGCACCTCAGGCATGTTGAATCCGATCAGCATCTTCTATCCCCACACGGTCAAAATCACGTCGCCCGTTGCCGGGTTCCTTTCGACGCTGCGGACAAGGACGTTCTTCCCGGTCTGCAGGTCATAGCGCGGGTAGGTGATCCGGCCCACCTGTCCCGGCTGCGGCGCGAATGCCTGATCACCCCGCACCGTCAGCTGGTAGAACCAGCGCATGCGACTGTAAAGCGCGACGATCCGGTCAGCTTCCGCCTGCGCGTCTTCCGCTCTCCAGAACAGGGAGACGAACGGCGCGGCCACATCGGCATGCCGGTAATGCGGATGCAGCGTCCCTCCCGCGTAGACCTGCCCACGGAACAGCGCCATCAGCTCGTCCCTGCGCGCCTGTGGAACGTCCACCAAGTCGGAGACAAGGTCCGCCGCCCCAAGCGCCTGGGCGTTCGGGCGGTAGGCAAAGCGGCGGGTGAGGTTCGGGGCATCATCCGGCAGCGCCACCAGATCCTCGGCGAGGTTACCGAAGGACAGCTCGAACGCCGGCACTGCTACAGACTCAGGCGCAATGACGCGCGTGATGCGCAGCACGCCATCCGGTGCCTGATACTTCCCGGCACCATAGCTGGGCAGGATCGCATCGACCGCAGTCCTGGCCGTCACCGAGTCGCGGGAGTAGTAGCCGACGCCTTGATAGCCCGTGGCCGCATCGATTGCTTCAGCGTCCGTCCCGGCCCACCCGGCTTTGCGGAGCCGACCGAAGACGTCACCCAGCGCCTGCCGCAAGGTAGCCGGCTGCTGCCCCGGGCCAATGCTTGACACGTCCGTCACAACCGGCCCCTCGGGCGGCGACTGCATGATCAGCTGCTGACCGTCCGGCGATGCGAGGAAGGTTCCCGGCTCCATCGCGTCGCCCTTGTCCAGCACGGCGTCCACATAGACCCGGCTGTCAGCAATGGCCAACGCGGAGCCGTCCGAGTTGAGCGGCAGAGCCGGTGCACTGGCCACCGCCCCGATCACCACCGGCTGCGCAGTCCATGCCACGGCGGGCGTGTTCGGCAGGAAGACAGCGCGGGTAATCGGCTCGTCCAGATCCGCATGTGCGTCCAGCAAGCTCAGCCGCTTCGTGCCGTCGTCGGCAATCTCGACCTTGTCGATGACGAACCGGCCCACCGCCACGCTATCAGCGAGCATGCCGCCAGCTGGCCCCTGGCGCACCGAGACAGCCTGACCGCTGCCGCCGCCAAGCGCCAGGTCGTCGAGCACGCCATCGGCATCCTGTACCAGGCAATCGGCAACTGCGGCCTGGCTGGCCGAGCCGCCCCACGCCCAGAAGTCAAAAGCCGCGTAGATGCCGATGCCATCCGCGAGCAGCCCTTCATATCGGGCGTTTGCCGGGGTGTCGCCGGGTGCGGTCAGGAAATCGTGGTCCGAGATCCCGACGGCAATGTCGGGAACCGACTGCAGCGCCCAGCCAGCCGCAGCAGCAGGGCTGTTGGCCACCCACTGCCCGGCGTTGACGTACACGGCAAGCCCCCCGGCTTTAGTCGCGGCCAGGGAGGCTGCGAAGTACAGCGGCCCCAGCGTGGCTGCCGTGGCCTCATGCAGCAGCTGCCCATTCCGGTACAGCCTCACGGTCATCTGCGCACCGAAGATCACCAGCACGCCCACCATGTCGCCCTTGGCGACGGTGGCGAGGCCTGTCTTTACCGTCGTGCCGTTGATGCGCAACGAGCCGACCGCCAGGTTCCAGCCGATGCTACCTGCACCGCCCAGGACGGCCGACAGCGAGGCAGAGGCGTTCACCGCCCCAACCACCGCAGCCATGTCATCGTCGCCCCACACCGCGAACTCCACTCCGGCTGTGCCACTGTCGCGGACAACGTCGGAGCGCGCGGCGCGGTTGATGTTCGCCGCGCCCGTAGTTGCCAAGGCAAGGCCGCTGTCACGGGCGGCCAGCAGAGGCCCGATGGGGACGGCGGCGAACCGCCCGAAGGTTTCAGCCATGTTGATCGTTCACAGTGAGTCGAACCATTTGCCGGCCTCGTCGGCCTCGGGGACACGCACGAGCATTTCTAGGAAATCCTCGTGTGTGCGCTTTGTTCCGGCTGGGCTGCACGCCGCAGCCGTGTACGCCATAAGCGCCGCGGGCTTCTGGTAGATGCTGACGGGGTCGATGGGATTTCGTCGGTGGAACTCCCACCACTCCAGGAACTCGCGGCGCGACATGGTCGCCCGCAACTCAGAAACCGTTCGGCGCAGATGCAGGGCGAGGACATGCCAGAACCACTCCTCGCCCTTCCCCCTTAGTCGTTTCCCGCTTCTTCTGCTTCGACCTTGGCATCTTCACCGAAGCCGGAATGCTTCAACGCCAACGCTTGGAACTGCGCCGCCACGTTCGGCTTGAGCTGTGCGGCTTGTTTCTCGGTCATCACCGGCTTGCCGTCGGCATCACAGACGGTAGCCGCGATCAGCTTGGCGCGGTCGTTGTCGGCCCACAGCTTGCGGAACTTCACATCCGGCAACTCCAGCACGAACAGTTCAGCGACAACGCCGGGCCGCAGCTCGATCTTGTCGGGCTTGGCTTCAGGCGATGCAAACATGCCGAGCTCCTGGAACTGGGCCAGCAGCGACGGCTTTGCAGCGGTGGTCTGGGTGATGGGGTCTTCGTTGGTCTTGCTCATGGCCGTTTCCTTGTACTGGCGGCAGACCGTGCGGGCCGCGCACGGCTAACACGCGGAGGTTCCGCACGATCTGCCAAAGAGAAGGCCCGCCGAAGCGGGCCAAGAGAGAGCGCCGTTGCCAGCCCTTACGGGCCGGTCGGACGGTGCGTGGTGACCGCGCCGGAGCCACGGATGGTGATCGTGGCCTTCCACACGTCGTTGTCCTGGCTGGTGACGGCAAAGTTCTGCACGAAGCCGTCGAACTGCTTGGAAAGCACGTCGGTGGGCGGGGTGATGACGCCGCCAACAGCAGCAGGCTTTGCGACACCTTCGGTTTCGGTCTTCGGCGCAGTGACCAGCCAGTTCACTACTGCGCCGGTCTTGTGAAGCTCTTCCAGCTCCTCGTGATCCTCACTGTCGT